CAGATACCGCAGACATCCAAGTAGACAAACTTTTTCCCATCGAATGAAGATCTCGTCCTATGCTCACCCCTTTTTTAAAAGTCGCGAAAGCGGATGAGGCGAGTGCCATGCTTGAAATAGGATCAATCATTACCAACCCCTTGGTAAAAAGCCCTTCATTTCAAGTAACTAAAAGATTCCCTCAAATCTTTGTGGTTTAGATATTCGTGAAAACTTCGTTATCACCCCGCCATCACGTTTTTTTTGCACTTGTCTTTTTTTTGCTTGAAGCTTTCTTTTTGGCTTTTGGCTTGGCTTCGGTTTTTTCGATGACGATAGGGATATCGCTATCGCTTGTTTCTGCGGATAACCCTCCGACATTAATTTGCTGATGTTCGAGCTTACTGTCTTCTGGCTTGTTCCTTTTTTCAATGGCATCTCTTCTCTCCAGCTTTTTGGCCTTCATATCAGCGGCTACTTGTCGATTTATTGAACTTGCACTCATCCTCTACTCCTTATGTTTGCCGCAGCAATATCCCTCTGCGTTTGAATTCGCTCTTCTGCAACTCTAGTTTTATCAGAAAGAGCCTCATCTTGTAAATCTAAACGCTGTTGAGCAAGTAGTTTATCATTGCGTTCTTTTTCTTTGTCAAACTCTTGTGAACGCTCAAACTCTTCAGCTTTTCTTTGAATATCAGCACCGCGTAAAGCAAGCTCTTGTTGTCTAATGGACACAAGAGGGTCTTGTTCTGGTGGAGGAGATACAGCTTGTGCATATTGTTCAGTTAATTCACCAATTAATTCAGCAGCACGGGAAGAAACTTGATTTGCCACTTGAGCTTGTAAATCAGGATTTGTGGCTATCATTTGAGCCTGCATTTGATCCATGCCTTCCATAACTTCATCTTGAGCCATTTGCTCTGCCATAAATCCAATATGCTCTTGAATATGACCTTGTAGTGTCATTACAATTGCCGCATTAGCTTGCGCCACTGGCGTTGCAATAATTGCCAAGTGCGCCTCAATGTGCGCTTTATGGTTCTGATCTGCAAATACCTGTAAAGACTTTCCTCGCATAGCTTCCTGATTTTCTTTTGCAGGGTTAGCAGGAACTGGTTCAGGCGGGACAGGAAGTATTGAATCGACATTTGTTACTCCTAAAGCTTCGTACATTTTTCTATACGCCTGATACAAACCTTGTTGACCCCCATGTAAATCTGGATTGCTTTGAACTAACTGCAACTGAGTCTGAGCCAATGCAATTCTCTGAGACATAGAAAATATGTTCGGGTCTGATACAGGTATAACATCAATCCTACCATCAAAATCGGTAGCTTTTATTTCTGGAGGGGCGCCCGGAACCTCATACATATATGAAGGAGGAGTGAATCGAGCAAACAAACCAGCAAGAAGCTTAAACTCTTGCTTCTGTGAGTAATGCAAACGCTTGTGAATAGCACTCATAACTTTAGTGCCACGCTCCATAATAGCCATAGTCGTGCCAACAGGTGTCTCTCCACCCATCTCAGCGACTTTCATATCAGCCATAGAAGCAAATCTGCGTCCAGAGTCAACTAAAGTACCTAGAAGCGAATACAGCGTCTGTGAAGGCTCTTTAAACGGCAATGCCATAAGAGCCTGACGTATATCCATACCAGCCACATCAATGTCTCTAAATTCACCAGGATTTAATGGTTCATTCTCATCACGAATACGAGCGCCACGAGCCTTAAAGCCAGCAGGGAGGTTTGATAGAGTTCCAGCGTCTATCAACTGTCTTAAAAGACTCGTAGCTCCTTGTGCTAAATTTCCAATCATGTGAGTTAAGCCAAAACCGTAGAAGCCTAACCCTGGAAGAAATTTGTAATGCACAAAATACTGTTTTTTCTGCAAAGGCTTTTCTATGTCGTAGTTTCTACGAACAGACAAAACTTTGCCACTTTTCTCAATCAAGGTAACAATGTACGGAAGTTTAATTCCTGTAGGCTCACCTTCCATATCAAAATCTTCAAAGCCAGTAAGGTCTAAATCTGTGTGAACTTCATACAAAACAACATCTTCATTGGAGCCTGAAGGCTGTATACCATCAACCTCATTAATAGATTCCTGAACCTCACTGTAGTCCTCTGCACCATAACCGCCCCCTGGCAGATCAACGTCTGAGTAAAAACCAGAAACCTGAAGCTTTAATATCTCATTCTTGTTCATTTTTACAACGTGAGTAACACGAGAACAGCTAAATAAATCAGTTGCTGTGTATGGAACAACTAAATCTTCAGCATGAACAAACTTAGAAACAGGTCGCTGTAATAATGGGTCAAAATAAACTTTTTTAAATGTAGAGCCAATAATAGGAAGATAAAACAACATCTGATCTAATTCAGGATCATACTCTTCCATCTCATATGTTATTTGATAATTCATGTAATTCTTGATGCGTTCAGCCTGCTTTACAACCTCTGAATTCTCTGCACCAATAATCTGTGTTCTAACAGGCCCTCCTGCTGGTAAAAGCTCCCTGTAAGCTTGCGCCTGAAACTGTGTTACACTTTCTGCCAATAATGGATGAACAACCCCTGTAGCACCCTCAAATGGCTGGGAACGGTCTTCATATTTCATCCCCAGAAGGTCAATACCTCTTTTATAAGTATCTTCCCATTCTTTTCTAGAAGAAAAATCATCATCGATACTACCAACTAAATCACTGGAAATAACAGCAAGTTCTGCATCATCTATGTAATCAGCTAAATTAGCATCATAAGGCAAGTCTTGAAGCTGAACAGATAGCTCTTCCTCTTCTCCACCAATTAAAGCACTACCATCTTCAAACTGAAGAATATTAGCGTCAACAGGAATAACTTCCTCACTTATTCCTATCTCCTCAATGGCTTCTATAGGAATATCCCCTCCTGCACCAAGTATTTTTTCTACTGCCATTTTATGTTCCCCTTAATCCCTTAATTGGTGTTGGGTCAAATTGAATTGCGCCTCAAAGTGAGGGTTACTGAGCGCTGATAAAGCCGAAGGGCAATTCACCTTATCAATGATACAAAATGACCCAACCACTTAGACTTCATCAAATAATATAACCAATATTTTCCAAATTTGATGAATAGTCTTTAAAATGTTCCTTTAAACTTACTGCCTCTTGTTGCCACACCAAACCCCCTGCCCATAGGAGACTTGGATTTCATCGCTTTTTCACTTTCCATAACTAGATGCCTATCAAACTCAGCATTAGTAAGATTAGTAATGTCCCTTTGAGCCATTATTCTGATTTCTTTGTCAGATCGCATTAGAATGTACCCTTAAAATTACCGCCCCTATTAGGCATAACAGCACCGCCTTTTTTAAAGTTTTTACCCGCTTTTTTTATCTCACTCATTAAAATAGGTCTTCTTGTAGGTATAGCTTGCCCTATGTCAGGGTCATATCTTTTATCACCTGGATATGGTTTAAATTTCTCTTCCCTAGACGGCATGAACATATTGACTTGTAATTCTTTTCTAGGCACTCGTTCATATGTTGTTGGGTCAAAAACAGTCACTGTACCAGTTTTTGAAAGCATACCTCCACTTTTAGGAGCAGCAGCGATTAAACCTAATCTTTTAGCAGCATCAAACATTCTTTTTGATGCTGGAAGCAAATCATCATAATCTGACTTGGTAACTTTTTTAAATTTTTTATTAAACTCTTGAACGTTCATCAAAATGTCCCCTTAAATTTGGTTCCTCTACCCTTTAAAACAGCACCACCATTTTTCATTCTTTTAGGTTTTTTAAAAGGTTTTTTGACCCCCATCATCTCTTCCATTAAATCACCTATGATTGTTCCACGAAACATTTTAGGAACCGCCCTGTAGCCTTTATCAAAAACTCTAAGACCTTTTTTTCTAAATGGACCACTCATCACTTTACTCCTGTGAATTTAGTGCCACGCAAAGCAGCGCCACCGCCACGAGAAACATTAGAGGCAACACCACCATACTTAAAACCAGAAACACCTCTGCCACGCAATATATCCTTTTTGGTGACTTTCCCATCACCAGTTAAATCAGGAAAAGCTTTGCCACCCTTTTTCATCTTAATAACACCACCTTCAGCCTTGTAATCAGGCTCTGGCATTTCCTCAAAACGCTTACGAGCAAACTTAGCGGCAGCATCATCTGTCATGCCCATTTCTAATGCTTCTTCAAATAACTGCTCTAATAAAGCCTCATTGAATTCATTGCTCATTAGAATACTCCTTTAAACTTAGTGCCTGACGTAGCAGCACCCGCACCTCGAACAACACCACCATCTTTCATACCTCTAGCTTTAGCGCCAAAGTAGCTCTTTCTTCTAGCAGCCCTTTGAGATGCTATTTCAGCATCAGGATCAATAAAAAAATTCCTGAACATTTGTCTTCTTGCTGGAGAAGTTTCCATCTCTCTAGAAAGAGCTTCAAGTGCTAATAATGAGTTTAAATATGCAGATCTTTCAGCCATTATTTTGTTCCTTTAAACTTGCCACCACGACCGGGCATTACAGCGCCAGTGTTCTTTCTAGTTGGTGAATAACCACCTACTTTTTTAGGTCTTAAATCCTTCTGGCGAACACCACCTAAATACGAATCAAGAATAAAACCGCCTAAATCACGGTTTACTTCACCACCGTCTTCAAAGTTTTTAACTCTTTTACTCATTCTTGATATCTCTGCTGCATCAGAATCAGACATGGTTCTTCCAGTAGTTTTTCCTATTCCACTAGTAGCTTTTATAGCCATTTTAAGTAATTCAGCAGCATCTGCATCAGAAATAGTTTTTCCTGGGTCATCAATCATACGACCCATCATTTCATTCATCATACCAGATGTAGGTCTAGGTTTAGGACCTACTTGCTTTACTTTCTTAGGAGCATTTTTAGGTCTTGGTTTTGGACCTACACTACCGCCCTTTTCCATTTTTCTAGAAAATGTTTTGGGATATTTTGTCTTTGCCATTTCCATTAATTTACTTCTAGAAATATCAGGGAACCTATCAACTAAATCAGCAATTCTAGCTCTTTGTTCGGGTGTATATTTTATTTTATCAGCCATCAGTAATATTCCTTCCTGCGATTATAACGCACTAAATCTTCATCTTCATAATCGGTGGGAGTCGA